GACAAGGTTTGGATAAAAACTTTGGTTTTTCAGTAAGATTAATACAAGATTAATAAATTAAAAATAATATGGCATATAAATTTACAATATCAACAAATAATTATAGCGGATATTGCGGGAATATAACCTATCATCCCCTAACTGGTGGTACAATAGATTTAGGTTCTGTTAGATTGCCCTACGTATATTATACTGAATATTATTATGGTCAATATGTGATATGTATTCCTGAATTGAATCAAACTTGTGTTTTACGTTATTTACCACCACCATTATCTCCGACACCCACTAATACCCAAACACCAACTAATACACCTACTCCGACAAATACTGAAACACCCACACCTACGCCTACAAATACTCAAACCCTTACACCAACACAAACTGAAACACCAACACCTACTCCCACACCTACTCCCACACAAATTGAAGATACAAACTATTTATTACAAGAGAATTATTTTACATTAGACCAAGAAAATAATAATAAAATTCTAATCAATTAATTATGCCTAATTTACCTATATCACAATTACCTTTAGCGTTATCCGGTCAACCAGAATCGTTGATGGTTATTGTAAACTACGATGTTATTTCGTCAGGAGAAACCAATTCAATCTATTTTTCAGCATTAACTCAACAATTTTCGGGTGCTAGTGGTTCATCAGGTTCTAGTGGAACAAGCGGCGAATCAGGAACTAGTGGTTCATCAGGTTCTAGCGGAACAAGCGGTTCTTCAGGGACTAGTGGTTCTTCGGGAACAAGCGGTGAATCAGGGACTAGTGGTTCTTCGGGGACGAGTGGGGCAAATGGTTCGTCAGGAACTAGCGGTTCTTCGGGAACGAGCGGTGAATCAGGTTCTAGTGGTAGTTCAGGAACTAGTGGTTCTTCGGGGACGAGTGGTAGTTCAGGAACTAGTGGTAGTTCAGGAACTAGTGGATTTTCTGGGGATTTATATAGAACAACATCTATAACACCTTTAACAATCCAAACAGGAAGTACTGGTACTTTTGTCGTTGGAACTGATTTAGGTTATAGTGTTGCTCAAGACGTAATTATAGCCTATGACCTCTCAAATCATATGATTGGTATGGTTGTTAGTTATAACTCATCAAATGGTGATATGGTGGTTGATGTTGAAACAATAATTGGTAGTGGGTTATATTCAGGTTGGACGGTTAATTTAGAAGGTGCTGCCGGAGGAAATGGTTCATCAGGTTCTAGTGGAACGAGTGGAGCAAATGGTTCATCAGGTACGAGTGGTAGTTCAGGAACAAGTGGTTCATCGGGGACTAGCGGTATTAACGGATTTTCAACAGGGTTAGTTTATTACTTCAATAGAGACACACCTAACCAAGGTGATGGAAGTGCGTCATATTATGATTTAAACCGGTTAATTAGTATTAGCGGACAAACATCTTTATCTCAAACATTATCAGGAGCAACAGCACAATTATTTGGGACATTCATAACACCTAATAATGACCCCAATATTAGTAATATTGTGGGTGGGAATTGGAATTTTGAATTATATGCTAATACTACTGCGGCAAATGCCGACCATGGAATATATACGAGAATATATGCGTATCATACTGGAGGAACAACTACGTTATTATCTACTGTTACTCCCGTTCCTGTTCCAATAGACAAGTATCTTGTCCCTACCATAAAGTTATGGTCAATCCCAATTGATGCAACTAATGTTCTGCCGACAGATAGAATTCTTATAGAATTGTATGGTATCGCAATCAATTCACCTTATACTAAAGAACTTACAATGTACTTTAACGACGCCACTATCGGACAAGTAACAACAACATTATCACCATCAATTGCGGGGATTGATGGTTCATCAGGAACTAGCGGTTCTTCGGGAACATCAGGTGCGAATGGTTCTAGTGGAACAAGTGGTTCTAGTGGAACAAGTGGAAGTTCACCAGTTTTACCACCATCAATATCATATGGTTTATTTGCTCAAACAACTAACAGTACTATTGTAACCAATACAACAACTGAATCAACACTTATTGGTACAGGAGTTGGTACATTAAGTGTACCAGCTAATGGTTTCAGTGTTGGCGATAGCTTTAGAGCTGTTTTTGGTGGTGTTATTAATGCTGATAATAATGAAACTATTATAATTAGATTAAGAGCAGGGTCCGCCATTCTTCTAGATAGCGGTATTCAAAGTGTTGGAAGTAGTGTTGTAGATGATGTATGGTCTTTGAATGTTGATTTTACAATTAGACAACTTGGAGTTGCTGGTGTATCATCTATTGTATCTTTAGGTAGTTTTCATTACACAAAAACTAACAATGCTACGGTTCAAGGATTTGGATTTAATGTAGTGAACAACACAACATTTGACACAACAATTGGTAATACATTAGATGTAACAATTGAATGGGGTACTGCTAACACAGGAAACAATATTTATAGTGATATTTTTGTATTGAATAAAGTAAATTAATAATGATAGATAACAATAATGACTACCAAGTTTAATACGATATGTAAACTATTTATATAAGTAAAATTATATTTAAATTTAGAATATGGAAAATAATAAAAATACAGATTTAACGGTTTGGCAAAGGCTTTCACAGGCATTTGGACCAAACGCATTATTAAATCAGGACTACCCAACATATAAGCTTGACAAAAAGGAATTACTAAAAACTACATCTCAGGCGGAATACGAAAGAGAAAAATTACAAGCACAACAAACATATTATTTATCTAATCAATGGACTAAGATTGAAAGTAATTTATATACTCAAGCCGTTTATTATGAACCAACTCGTTTAGCATCATTTTACGATTATGAAAGTATGGAATATACACCTGAAATATCCGCAGCGTTAGACATTTATGGTGAAGAATCCACAACAGCTGATGAAAATGGACATATGTTACAAATTTATTCTGAGTCAAAAAGAATAAAATCAATATTAGCCGATTTATTTAATAACGTATTAGATATTAATACAAATTTAACTATGTGGACAAGAAATACTTGTAAATATGGTGACAATTTTGTTTATTTAAAATTAGATTCTGACAAAGGTATTGTTGGTTGTATGCAATTACCAAATATTGAAATAGAACGTTTAGAGAGAGGTATGGCTGCTAAAGCCGCAAACATTGAGGAACCGGTTGAAAATAAAGGGTTGAGATTCAAATGGAAAGCAAAAGACATGGAATTTAATCCGTGGGAAATAGCTCACTTTCGTTTATTAGGTGATGATAGAAAATTACCATACGGAACATCTATGTTAGAGAAGGCAAGACGTATTTGGAAACAATTATTATTGTCGGAAGACGCGATGTTAATTTATAGAACTTCAAGAGCTCCGGAAAGAAGGGTTTTTAAAGTATTTGTTGGTAATATGGATGATAAAGATGTTGAGGCATATGTACAACGTGTTGCAAACAAATTTAAAAGAGACCAAGTTGTTGATGCTAAAACAGGAAATGTTGATATGAGATTCAATCAAATGGCGGTTGACCAAGATTACTTTATCCCTGTTAGAGACCCTGCGGCATCAATGCCTATTGAAACATTAGCGGGTGCTCAAAATTTATCTGAAATTGCCGATATTGAATACATCCAAAAGAAATTATTAACGGCTCTTCGAGTTCCTAAAGCGTTTTTAGGATTTGAAGAAACAGCCGGAGATGGTAAAAATTTATCATTACAGGATATTCGTTTTGCCAGAACTATAAATAAAATTCAAAAATCAATGATTGCTGAATTAAATAAAGTGGCGATTATACATTTATTTTTATTAGGTTTTGAGGATGAATTATCTAACTTTACTTTGGCTTTAACGAATCCATCATCACAAGCTGATTTATTAAAAATTGACCTTTGGAAAGAAAAAATTGCGTTATATCAACAAGGTGTTGCGGCAATTGAAGGTATTGCTCCGGTATCCGTATCTTGGGCTAAAAAACATATTTTAGGATTTTCTGATGAAGATATTAAATTAGATTTACAACAACAAAGAATTGAAAAAGCCGTTGGTGCTGAATTAACTAATACAGCGACAATCATAACTCATACGGGTATTTTTGATAATATAGATAAATTGTACGGTAACCCAGTATCCGGAGCAACTCAAGGTGGTGCTGCCGAATCATCACCACCGCCACCAGGAGGTGGTGGAGGAGGTTTCTCTAGTTTAGGTGGAGAACCCGAATTAGGTGGAGAACCTGAATTAGGTGGAGAACCTGAAGCGGGTGGAGCTCCTGAAGCCGCACCGGGACCTGAAGCCGCACCAGCACCTGAAGCTGAAGTTACTCCTGAATCATTTAATAGGAATAATTTAAAAATATTGACAGAAATGGGTAGTATGACAGAAGACGCATCTTACATTGATTTATCTAAAGGAAAAAATTCTTTAGGGGATATTGAGAACGAATTAAGAAAACTTCTAAAAGAATGATATTTATAAATAAAAATTAGATATGAAAAATTTCGGATTATTAAAATCAAAAATAGAAAAAGTGTTATTAGAATCATATTCTAACGATACTTTCAAAAATGAATTAAAAACATTTAAAAAACTTGTTATTGAAAATAAAAATATAAGTAAAATATTTTATTTATATGATGAGTTGAGTTCCCCAAAATCATTAAGTGAATCTTATTGTGTTGAATATATTAACGAGTGTATTAAAATTTATGAAAATACAGTTAATAAATTAAAAGAGTCAGATATCTCTAAATTAAATGATTGGGTGGGAAATAAAACTATTGAAAATAATTATACCAATATTGATACGTTATTCTCAACTGATGTTTTAACTATTGAATCAAAAATTAAAAGTAGAAACCTTATTTCAGAATCTCTTAAAAGAATACCTGTAATAAAAACTGAAGGGATAGACCTACCATTAACAACAATGGTTAGTGTGGCTAATAAAACTATTAAAAATTATATTGATGGTTTAAACGAGTCAGACAAAAAAGAATTACTGTCGTTATTATCAGAAGATGACACAACATTAAATGAAAAATACAACACACTTAAAGAAGGTGTTGTTACAAAATTAACGGAAATGAAAAACGAGAGTACAGATTCTAGTATGAAAACAAGAATTGATGACACTATATCTAAAGTGATTTCTGAAAAATATGACAAATTAACTTATTTCAAACTTAAAAATCTTAAAGAAAATCTTTAATTATCGTTTGATTTAAATTTCTTCTGAACATACTTAGCTTTTGAAAGACCGTCACGTTTAATTACTGACGGTTTTTTAAATTCTTTCCTTTTTGATAATTCAGAACTTTGACGAGTTTTAATCACTTTACTCTTATAGAGTTTTAACGCTTTCTCAATCGTAATGTTATTATTTAATTTTACTATTAGCATATATAACATATATCCCCCATTTACAAAAAAGTTTTGACATTACTCATAAAAATACCTACTATTTTAAAAAATAAACGGGAAAATATGAAAATTAATGAAAAAAGGGAAAACTTCTCTACTACACGGATTCAAAACAGCTAAAATTAT